ATGCGTTTGTATGATACTGGGTTTAGAGACATAAACAGATTTACTATATTGTCTGGCAAAGATGTTATATCTGTCTTTTCATTCTTGTCTGAGGTATTTATTGTAGCATTGGTTGAAAACAACTGAGTGAAACGCACTGCCGCTGTACCAGCACTTATTGCGTTATCTACTATGGGATTCACACGCATACTACCACCATTTGCACCCCATATTTTCCCGCCTCCTGCTTCTGAATAAAGAGTTGTTGCCGAAAATTGAATAGCAGTATCTGTGTTTACCATTATCGTTCCATTTGATGCAACCAGACCTACGTTATTGCCAGTACCTGTAATAGTACCTGATATAAACATTTGTGAATTATTGGAAGACCTTATGGCATGGAACTGGTTTGAAATATTGCAATTTAGCACATGGATGAGCGAACTTTCAACTGCGCTAATTCCAAAGGTACTTGTGGAGCTAACATTTCCTGTTTCTATGTTCATATACTCAAAGCGTATCGCTGCTGATGATGCACTTATAAAAACCTTGGCGGCATTAGCGGTCGTAGTGCAATTGAATCCCTGTATGATTATTCTAGTATTGTTACAGCCTATAATTGTGACTGAGTTAATATTGTGAGTGCTGGATATATCTGAAAGAGGAATCCCATTTACATCAACTGCTTGAACAGTTATTACGCCCACCCCAAAAAATCCTTGAAAGTCGATATTACTAATCGCTATACCTTCCAAAACATTTATTGTGACATTTCCCGATAAATGCCGTGGAAGTGCATAGATTGTACTACGAAGTTCTTCAGTGGGAACAGTTATAGTTTGCGCTGCAGTTGTTCCTGTCCCACCACTACCAGAAGTGCCAAAGAATGCTTCACCACGGGAATTGTACACAACGCCACTATTAGTACATATTGCATAATTGCCTGTTGGCATCCTCTGAATAGTGCCTTCATGAGTGACACGAATAACTCCAGAATCTGTAGCTCTGTAAAGTGTTGCATTATTAGACCCAGACAGGCGTGTGACTCGCACATCATGCGTTCCTATTGATTCTACAGCGATAGGACGATTGGAAACCATGCAATCTTGTAAAAATGGCGTAGCACTATTCCATAGTGCAATTCCAGTACCAACACCATCTAACGAACTTACATTGCAATTTACTAGATGTAAAAGCCCGCTAGTTCTGTTTGACAATATAGCTGTGGTTGCTGGGCTTGTAGCAGTAATTCCCCTGATATTTATGCGTGTTACGTTGTTGTCAATAATTTGAATGCGATTAACATTATGTGTAAGTGCATTTATTTCTGTTGCTCCATTGATTGTTAGTGTGCATGGGCCTGAGAACCCCTCTACAACTAAATCCCTATCCGTTGTGCTGGGTACAGTATTTATTGTTACATTTTGCGGTAGGCGGCGTGGCAGGGATGCCACTAGGTCTATTGCTTCATCCATAGTTAGGTCGTTGTAGATTTCGGATTCAGTTATGTTAGGCGATTGTAACAAAACAATATCTGCGGGCTGTATCCACTCCTCTCCATCATAGATTTGCATCATGTCGTTGTCGTATCTTATCCCATGTACGCCGTTTTCGGAGTAGATTTGACTGCCTATGTGGTCGTTTAGTTGACCAATAGTGGCAATACCAGCTGGGTCTATATCAACTATTACTTCGCTGGCATTACCTACAATAAAATTCCAAGTAGGATTGATTGTCCAACCCATTTCCGAAACGGCAGGAACATAATTGGGGGCATCAAACTGGCTTATTCGATATAGTACTTCGCCATCATCAGGGTCAGTAACATACATGCCAAACTGAGTTAATGAGTAACCTTCTGTAAGCGGAGGTTCTCCAACTGCTGGATTTCCCTGATTGGTCAGTATAATTTCTATGGAAGCGCGAACCCCAGTTCTATTTTGCCTTACTATAGTTGCAGTTTGTTTCATATATATAACATTATCCAATAAAAGTGGGGTGTCGCTGTATCCAGAGGCTGTAACTATTCGTGTTATATACAAAGGTACAGTTCCATCACCTGCTTGAATTTTTGCATTCAAAGCCTGCCCTTTGGCGGTTAATTGCATGTGTATGTTCATTCTGTGTAATTTTCCTTTACAATTTGATTCATGGCAGTAGCCCCATAATCTATAATTGTATCTGGCATGGGGGCTGCTTCCACAATATATTCCTTTGTTATCAAAGTTCCTGCTGTAGCATTATAATTAGTAGAATCTGTAGGCATTAGAGTGGTATCGCAAATGATATATTCTTTTATCCATTGGCTTTTTCCAGTTGCAAAATATACTCCAACATCTTCATCCAGTTCTGTAGGAATAACAAAATGCAGAGAAACCCCCGCTGCTTTTACCCTCGTTACAATTTGCAATACGAATAAATCCGTACTCACAGCCATTGGCATAGGTGGAGTGGTAAAGAACATAGTTGCTGGGATATCAATATCCTCTGAATAATAAATTGGCGTATATGGCCAGAACATTTTTAAGGCTCTAACAATATCTTTGTATGTGGCTTCTGAGGTGTTTAAAAAGATTTTAAACATCAGATACATTCTATAAAGGTCATCATTCATTGGAACAACCTGACCAGCTAAACTTGACCATTTAAGTGCTTCTGTACGAGATAAATCAACAATGTTTCCAATGCCATCAAGTTGCTTGCCTTCTGCATTTTGCAGCCAACGCAAAGTTCGTAACTGATAGAAAAACGAATAAAGTTCATCTAATTGTCGTGCTAATGCCTTTTGAAATACTGCAATATTTGGTTTATTTTTAAATTGTTCGATTAAATCGTCGTAAAGTTTGGCGAAATAATCCGAAGTGCTATCCACCCAGCACCACCTCTATTCTGGTATCTTGGGTGACAGCTCTTTGCCGTGGCGTTATGGATACTAGTCCAACTTCATAAAAAGATGGGTCTGGAGTAAGGTTTGGATTTGTAGTGGAAAAAGTTCTTGTTTCTATAAAGCTGATGCCTGGAACAGTAGTATATATCCTAGAATCAATTAGCATTTGTGGGATAATCGACTGACCAGGAATAACAGTACGCATTGCATCCAATATAATTTGTGTGATGGATTCAACATAATTTGGGGGTAAAATTTCTTTAGGATTTAGTGTAAGAATTATCCTGTACCAGACATGTACATATTCAGGACGGTTGAACCGTTCAATCATTGGTTCGCCCTCTTCTCCTGGTACTATGACTTCAATGTTACCAAAGGATTGTATTCCACCCGCTTTTTTATCTCTAATTTGCACTGCTATTTCATAGTCTGCACCGCCGTCCACTATGATTTCAATACAATGTGGCCAGCGGCCATAGGCATCCATAGTACTTGTATCATTTTGAAAAGCCGCTACAGCATTTACTCCCTGCACATTAAGAAGGATTGCAGATTTAATGCTTTCCAACATGCGATTTGACCTATGAAATATTTTATTGGCATATGATTGCCGTAGTTCAGTATTTGTTTCGCGTAACCTTCCTGCGATATGTGGAATCATGTTGATAACAGAAATAAGCCCTATTACAGATGTAACAATTTCTGTTATAGTACCAAATGGCAAGACTATTTCTCCAGAAATCTCACTGGAGAATGCTACTACACTAGTAACAGTTTCTGTTGTAAGATTTCCGCTTAAAATCATGTTATTTTGTCGTTGCAAGTCAATTGAGTTTATGCACAATAAACCATTATTTATTGATAAGGTGAAACCCTCATCCGTTACAGCTTCCATAAGTCCAGTAAGTATTGATTCTTCTGTAGCGGGGTCTCCTAATGTTGAAACTGAATACGAGTATGGCGTACCATTTAAGGCAATGGTATATATTCCAGGTTGTTGCACTACAGCCACCCGCACTTTTGCCATATTGAACGCATTTCTTGAAACAACAGAATTAGAACGAGATAGGAAATCAACAGGAGGATTTGTGTTCGTACGTATTCGCGTGTTTCGTGTAATTATTGTTCCTTCTATACATTCACAGTGAATAGGATAAATTGTAGGCTCATCCACTTCCCTTGAAATTCCACCAAACTGAACAGCATTGTCTAAGTCGGCATCCTCAGCAGTCCAAGGATACATGGCATTGTAAACATCTAATCCCAGCTCCCACAATTCAGCGATTTTATCGGCAAATACTGTAACTTGAACATTTAAGAACGAATTAGGATTAAGGCGTGTATTAACCTTCCAGCCATTAGATAAATCCGTATGAATTTCATCAATAATAGTATCGAGTCGTTTTATTACTGGGCCTTGTGGTGTTAATCCGTATGTGTCAGTCATGGAATGTTCAGCTCCTCCCAAAATGTTTCATCTGTTAACACTGCTTTAAAGCTAATTTGCGCTATGCGAGTTTTAGAATTTATATAAATATCAATATTTCTAACGTCTTGCACCTCATTGACACTTAATACTTGATTGCGAATTATGCGTCGTATACGAATAATATTAGGGTTTTTAATGAAAATCTCTTCCCAATATGGAATACCAAGGGCTGGGGCAAACCGCCATTCACCAAAAAACCATAGAAGCCGAATACGGATAGCTTGCCGTGTATTTTCTGCAAGTGAAATATCTCCCCACTCACTTATATTTAAATCACCATCTTGTGTTAGTAAAATGTCTAGCATGTTGCCCACCCCTTACTATGGCATAGAAAAAATACCTGTTACTTCACCTGTATCTTTATTAAAAGTTGTCATTCTAATAGTACCTAATTGACCATCAAGAGATATTGAAATTGTGGTAGTGCCTGTTTCATAATTGTGCATATTATGAGCGATTGAGTTTCTTTTACCATCAATGGTAGTATCTGTGGTGGGTTTGTCCACATCTGTATTTGTTGTATTTAACTTGATTGTACCATCACATAGTTCGATAAAAGTATCTCCACATTGGATTATGATAGATTCATTATCATGTGACCTTTTAACAAGGGGGTTAGGATGGGCAAAAAAGCCTACAACGGCGATTGCATTAGAAATATCAAAGCGTAAATCTGTCATTGATTCAGCACCTGTACGCCACTGGTCAAGAGCCTGCTCAGATACAAACAATAAACATTCATCATCTGGACGAATGGGATAAACTATACTGGCAACCTGCGCTGCGCTTTGCATAAAAAATACTGGTACTTCTGAAATCTCTGGGAAGTCAATCAATGACCCATCAGGTTTTCTATATTTAGCTATTGGACTTATAGTGGCTTCGCATGTATCTGGGTCGAAAGATACTACTTTACCAGGCATCACTGTATGGATATCTTGAAAATATCCTTTAATTACATTTTTTATTTCTTGGGTAAATTCTTGTCTCATAAAGTTGCCTCATATAGCAACTTGACTTTTCATAAAACTTATATAATACTAAGTTTAAAAAAGGAACGGATTGAGATGGCAATGCCTCTATCAAACGAGATACGAAATAAAATCGTATATCACAAAGAAAACAA